TTTTCAAGTGATGTCACACCATCTATGTTGCCTATTTCAGAAAGAGTTTTGCCATTGATGTCAGAAAATAGTTCGTTACTTACTACATCAACTAAATTGTTTCCTGGAAACAAATACTGATCTTGTGCATTTCTTTGTGGCACTGTAAATGTAACAAATCCTTGCGATGCACCATTGTTGTTAACACCCAAAACTTCTCTAGTATTTTGTGCTCCGTCTAAGCCTGTTACTCCAGGCACACCTTGAATCCAAAACTGAGAGTCTTGGTTAACTGCAAATCTATAAGTACCACCACGTAACAAAGTAAGTGTTGGGTTTAATGCAGAAGTTAAAGAATTTACTGATCTAATATTATATGCATTTCCTACATCACTTACAACATAGTCAGTTTCTGCAAAGACAGTTGCTGATGAAACTGAAACAACTGGAGGACCTTCTGGTATCCAGTAATACTGAGTAAAGTTAATTAATTTATCTAAGTTAGTAAATGAGTCCCAAGAATAGAATTCACTGTTAAACAAGCGATTGTTATCATCGACAACACCACCTGATAATTTAAGAGCATCTATTAACTCAGGGTAACTTAAGAAGTCTTTTGCTGTTGATTGATTTTCGTTTAAGAATGCAACACCAGGCGCTAGTTGATAATCTGTACGAGTAGCATTAGGCTCTGTTACATAATAATCTTTTGCGTTAACACCATAACCAAACTTACTACCAACATACCCTTGCATTTTTGTAGTAGAAGGATTGTTGACTAAGTTGTCAAGGGTCGCTCCTAAAAATTGGGCGTTGGTTGAGGTTTTGAATATCTCTGGTAAAAACTGTAGTGTTCTTATTCTTGCCATGTTTTATATAGTCCTTAAGACTGTAGTGTGTCAGGTGTTAATGCGGCCACAATTACAACATCATTTGTAGTAGCGGCATTTGCAAATATTTCATACGGTCTGCATTTAATTTCATACAAATCTCCAAATAACTTTTCTGGATCGTTTGATACTAATACGACTGAACTAACCATATCTCCAAGTTTTTCATGCAAGTAAGAACTTAACTCTGAGAAGAAGAATGTATCTCCAAAGTTCCAATTATCAATATTAAAATATGTGTCCATTTCTTTTAAAATTGCACTTCGTATTTCACTGTCTGATGCATTTGTTGATGCTGATTTTACAGCCTTAATAGTTGCTCGTAATGATCTATCTGCTTTTGCACCGAATAAAGGTTTAAACGTGACACTATTTAATACTGCACTATCTGACAACATTTTGTAATCATTTATTAACGGGTAAGCAATTTGCAACTCGTTCATTGTTGGTTGTTCTGGTTTTGTTACTGTACCAGTAGAGTCTTGTATCCAATTTCTATATGCTGTATAATATGATTGTGTTACTAAGTATAAATCAATAATATTAGTAGTTGCTGGATCAATACGAGTTGTATTATTTGCATTATGTCTGTATTGATAATCTAATGCTTGACGACCAGATTTAACAGAATAATCTGTTTGCAATGTTACAACATAAAACGGTGTAGTTACAGTTGGATCTTGTATTGTTTTATAAAATTTATTTTCTGTGTATGCATAGAACAACTGACCTACTGGAAATTCATACTTCACAGTTTCAATTTGTGTTTTATTTCCGTAAGTGTAAATTATATCTGTGTTCGGAACAATAAGTTGTCTTGTTAAGTTAACAGGGTCAGTTACAGTTTTGAAGAAAACATATAAACCAATATTTGCGCCGTTGTTAACATACCCAGTGATATCATTAAAGAAGTCTGGATTTAAAATAAGTGTTGAGTTGTTTACATCTGTTGCCGCGACTTCTACTTGGAAATCATTTACATAGCCGTCAGATTCAACAGTCTGTCCTAAAATATTAACTTTAGTATCTGCACCCAATGCAGTATTAGAACCATATATTGTGTTGATACCAAGAATACTAATAAAGTCTTTAATAATCTTTCCTGTAAAAGGATCATATACTAATTCATTTTTACTAAATGTGAATCTTGTATCAGCAACACTACCGAAATAATATGTTAATGATTTATATGTTACAGTATAACGATTGTTTCCTAAACTAGTAAATTTAACAAAATAATTCGTGTTCGTTGCTGAACCAATTGACCAACGTTCTTGGTTAACAAGCAACGAGTTATCAAACAACAAGGTAAAATCTTGTTGCAATTCAATTTTAAGAATTGCTTCTTGTATGATTACACTAGACAATGAATTATCAAAAACAGGAATCACTTCAGTCAACGTGACGCCGTCTGGTACAAAACCATTAAGAGTTACTGGACCTTTGCCATTAGCAAATGACCCTTGACCAGAGTTGTTACCATCTCCGACAACATTTAATATCGTTGACCAAATATAATTCTTCTGACTTGCAGAAGGTATACCAGAAACGAGACGATTGTTGCTATCGAAATAAAATCCGTCTGGCGCTTTGAGTTTTACAATCGCACCTGTTGTTGCATATTTTGCATTTGTTGTTGTGAATATTCCTAGAGGCTCTGGACTTTCTTTTGATCCATTCTTAGAATAAAAATAACCAGATTCACTTGATGAATCTACTGAACTTGTTTTCCAATATAGAGTACTGCCACCGCCTGTTCCTGGATATGCATAACGTGTATAATTTTGTATGTAATACTGATTAGCACGATTCAATGCAAGTACTGATGCTAAATCATCAGTGAAGAATTGAATGATGTCTGATGTGTTGTTCACTTGCAATGTTAAGAAGCCATCTTCATTGTCTTGGTATAACGCTCCGTCATCGCCAAATGAATTTGTACTTGAATACTTTCCAGTAGGGTCAAGTAAATCTAAATTCTTAGATACGCCAATAGAACTTCTATTAATAGCAGAACTTTTAATTATTGAACTGTAAAGTGTATATGGGAAGTTCGTGTAGTCTTCGCCATTAACCATACGATTTTGCGTATAGTATCTTGTTGGTGCTCTTTGTTTAATTGCTGATAGTGATTCTCTGCCTTGTGCATTAGAAACAGTTAATGGCAAGCCTAATTGTAAACTAAGTGTTTCAGATTTGCCTGTTCTGCTAATATAGTTAAGTGTTACTGATACTCCATTCATTTCTGAAGGATCAATTACATAATTTAATCCATTACTGCTTCTTACAAAGGCTCTAAATGTACCTACGGGTATCTCTGAAAATATACCATCACCGAAAACATAAGTGACTTGATCGTTTGCACGTGAAGTTACTGAGAAGATTTTCTTAACACTTGATTCTGTTTGTAAATATGCATCTGCATAAACATTATCTACTTGTTCCCATGCTTTTAATGATGAATCTGTCTGAACTTGATATAACCATGTATCACTATTATTGATACCATTAGTATCAATATTGTAAGTTTCGTTTGCTATTTGTTGTTGAAACGATGTTGTAGAATTTTGTAAAGTCCCTTGTTTAAAGTAAAACATAAACCCAGTGTTTGGTGAACCAAATCCTAATCTGTCATTTCTATATAACATATTCATTTGATTAGTTGGTGCTGGTGGTTTTTCGTAAACGTATGTTTTATCCATTGACGTTCCACTTACTAATTCAAAGTTCATTGAGTTTCCGTCTACTTGTGAGACAAAAGGAACAATTGGACTTGTGTTGGCTGGAAGATTAATTGCGTATTCACTTGTACTTACGCCAAGAATTTCAGATGTGTTGCCTGGATTTCCGATTCGTTGAGTATCAATAAGAGTAGCATTGATGACAGTATTCATTTGCTCTAGCCAATTGTTGTTGCCTGGATCATTCCAAGTAATAGGTACATTACTTAAATTTTGACCATTTGCATCTACAATGTTTTCTGTTGTTCGTACTGATTGTATTTTAAGATAGCCTGATGCACATGTATTTCTTTTTGGCGTATAACTAACTAAGTTGGCTAACTTAACAACTGAGTCTCTGCGTTCAGCAGTATCAATAAAGTTCTCACGGGCGTTTAGATCGTTTCTGAAGGCTAGTCCTTGACCCATGAATGACATAACATCAAGTAGAGCAATAAACTCTGAACTTTCTACGTAGTCATTAAAGTTTTCAGGATAATAAAGACGAAGGTAATCGATAAAACTTTTTCTAAGTGTTTCGTAATCGTAACTTCTAAAGTCTGCCTGTGAAAAGGTTTGGTAGATTGCTTTCCAATCATTAACTCCAAATAGACTTGATTGCCTTGAACTTGTTGCCATAGTTATTCCCTGTATGACAAGTATTTATCTTTATGGAAAACCAGGGTTTTTTATTAGAATGAAAGAGTTGCAGAGTTAGTATCTGGATCAAAAACTACAGCAATATCACCAACATTGTTGAAAGGATTGATAGATAATTGCACTTCTACTAAGATTCCTTCTTCTCTTTGCCATGATCTTATTGTATTAATGTTGATTCTGCTGTCTTCACTTGCTACTCGTTGGATTTCATTTTGCAATGCAGTAGATACATCTGCTGTGTTTGGCTCAAAAACAAAGTCCCAAAGAGTTGTGCCGTAGTTAGGCTGTCCAACCTTTTCCCCTTTGCGTATGTTTAATGCATTAATAAAATCTTGTATGACTAGTTTTTCGTCTAAGAGTTTAAATTTCTTACCAAAAACAGTAGGATCTGTGATACCATTATTGACACCTGTTGCACTTACAGGCAAAGGATTCACCGTTCTCGGTTTATCTGCGCCTATTGTTGAAAATCCTATGAATGTTGCCATACTATTATTTATATCCTATTTTAATTTCCATTTCTGAGTAATGTTATCCCACTTCCAATTAGTGCTACCAGCATTGCCTTCGCCACCACCGCCGCCACTGTTGCCACCAAGACCAAAGTCACCTTGCAAGAATCCACCCATGCTACCAGCTCCATCAGTTGGAGGTGTTGGATCAGTTACTTGTCCAGTAACTGCTTCTACAGTGTTTTCTACTACTTCTTCTGCTCCAGGTATAACTGGTTGACCTTCGCCTGCTTCGATAACCGAATACGTGTTTAAACCATCGTCAAGTATATTAACAGTTTGTTGTGCTGTTATACTAGCCTGTGTCGCATTAGATGTACTTTGATTATTTAATACTTGTGCTGTTTGGTTGTTGGATGTCTCAGTAATAAGATTCTCTAAATCTTGGAATTGATTTAACGAACTGTCTGTTACTGTTGGTGCAGTGCTTTGCTTTATTTCTTCTGCGACTGCTTTTACTTCTGCAATTGCCGCCGCATATGCAGGTGAATTCAGTGCCGTTTCATACTGTGCTTTTGCTTCTGCAATTTCTGGAGACCCAGCTGGTAAAGAAGTAACAAGTTCTGCATATGATGCTTGTTTTGCCGCAATTTGTTTTTCTTGTGATGCTACTGCTTTTTGTGCTGTCTTTAATTTTTTCGTTAACGCCTTCAGTGATGCAAATGCACCAAGAGCCGCAGACGGAATTTTTCCTAATAAGTTTGGTCTTGGGACTTTTGGATTTCCTAATACTTGATTGACAAGACCCATAAGACTTTCTCTAGTACCGAACGTATTCAATGCTACTGTAGGCAATGTGATCGTTGAGCCACCACCAGATGTAAGAGAAGACAATGCACTTACAAGTGCGGCAGATGCTCCAGGACTCAAAGATCCTGATAATGTATCTGTTAGCCCATCAAGTTTGCTACTAGCATCTCCTAACAAGTCTTTAATGCCTGCGCCTGGATCTCCTCCAGAGAATGCGTCTGATGCAATACTGCCTACTTCAGATGATAATGCTCCTAGTCCATCTGCAATTGCATTGACAGAACCTTTTGCATTATCTACAAGACTGCCACCAATTTTCTGTCCTCCTGGTAAAGCAGACATACCAGATGCTACTACTGCGGCTGTTGATGCTGATGCTCCTGTAGAAACAATCGATGCCGCACTCGATAATCCACCTGCATTTGCTAAATTTGTTGGTGATCCAGTCAATGCACTAACTGCTGATGTTGCATCACTGATTGCATTGTCTGCTATTGATGTATCTACACTAAATGATGCTAAGTCTGTACCAGTTACTCCTTCTGCCGCCGCAGTTACACTTGAAGCCGCTTCTTTTGCAAGTGCTTCTAAGTCTACAGGAACATTTGCTGGCATCTTTTTAAACGTTGCTGTTATAGATTTAAATGATGATGCGGACGCACCAATGTCTGCATCAAAACCAGCAGTGATGTTAAAACCATCTGGTGCTTTATTTAATGCATCTAATGCTTTAGTGATTCCACCTGTACCACCTGTTAATGTACTTGCTAATGTTGATTTTGCACCTTGAGCCACAGAACCTAATAGGTCTGCTCCGCCACCAACTGCTGTGCCAAGACCAGCACCACCACCTTTCAGTGCCGCCGCAGTACTCGAAACAGTATCAGCAAGTCCTCCTGCTCCAGTCAATGTTCCTACCATCTGTGATCCAGTACCAGCGACTACGCCGCCTATAGCAGTACTGGCTTCTTTACCTGTTATCGCACCTATCTTAGTTAATCCTGTTTGTCCTTTTTGTAAATTTGTTACTACTGATTTTGCTTGTGTAGATGTGCTTCCAACTAATGTGTCTAAATTACTAGCACCATTTTTACCAGTAAACGCAGATTTTGGCATTGCTTGTTTTACAGATTTGCCTGCACTCACAAGAGTATTAACCATTGTGTCTGCTCCAGGCTTAAGAATACTACCGCCTGCAAGTTGTGAAGGCGTTTGTGCAAAGCTACCAACTGCCGCAGTTGCAACTCCAGCCGCACTAGTCACAATGTCAGTTCCCCTAGAGACTGCTCCTCCGAGTTTATCTGACACAGCCGCCGCAGTAGCGATTCCACCGAGTACAGATGTTGTTGCATTTTTATCAACTGCTCCACTAATCGCACCAACTTCAGGAACTGATGCTGATGTTGCAGGAGTAACTCCTGGTGCGGCGCCATTAGCATTTCCAGATTCTGAAGCAATTTTGTTGACTGCTGAAATATCTGCATCTGGTGTTGCTGGTAATGCTTCGTCAGCACCAGATTCAACAGTAACATCAACTCCTTGGTTAGCATATTGCCATGGCATGTGAGCAGGCGCTCGTGTTGTGATGCTATCAATTTGAGCCAATGCTGTTGCCCAACCTACCGCTTTATCAAATAATGTATCTGGGTGCTGTTTTACTTCGATTGGTTCTACGATTCCTGGAATAAGTGAAGCACTAGGACCGTTCATATGTATTTTCGGTGCAGTCTCAAGTATTTCCATACCAGACTCTATCCCTAATTGATTTGCTGATAGCAATCCAATTGCATTGTCTGATTTAAAAGACATGTTATTAAGAGCATATGATGTATGATCATTGCCTACTCTCTGTGAATAATTGTTGTCAGCATCAACAAACATGTTTTGAGTTGCTTTAATGTTAACATTTCTGCCTGCATGTAAATTTAAATCATTGTCTGCATGTAAATTAAGATCACCTTGTGTGCGTACATTAACAGAGTTTGTAGCATAAAGATCGATTGTTCCTTCTTTGCCTAATTCAATATATGTTTGGCCGTTTGAATGTAAGATAGACAACATCTGTCCGTCATCACTCATTAGTATTTGATGACCCAATGCTGTACGCAATCGAATTAACTGATTTCTACCGATGATGTCTCCATCATCCATAACAAGTGAATGCCCACCACGTCTGGCTATAACATTATAGTTTGCCTGATTTACATCATTTGCATCTACGCCTAACTCTGATACAAGAGTTTCATCTGTGTATCCACCTTCATAAATTGGACGACCAGGAGTACTTACTCCCCAACCCACTCTACTAGTAGCCTCTCTGTTTGCACTACTTGTAATTGGTCCTCTATAAGAGTCTCTCAATATACCTTGTTGTTGCATGATTGATGCAACATAACTATGTACGGGTTTAGCCGCACTTAAAAAATCTACCGTGTCAGCCAAATCTGGGTTGTTAGTATTAATATTAGTGACAGGCAAAACTGTAGAGCCACCATATGATTGACCTTCACCTTCATTGAGAGTTACTTGTTCTGATGATCCTA